ATTCATCATATCGTCCTTCCACTGTGTCGCGCCGATCGTCATGGTATCCTTGGCCATGGACTGAGTAATTCCATCATTCATATCCTTGGACATTATACTTTCCATGGTGTCAAGACCTGACTCCCTCGCGAATAGGCCCTTACCCATCAGTCCAGTCTTCTCCGCTTGGTTCTTAGCTTCCCCGTAGGTCCAGTCCTTGACTTCCCCGAACTCATCTTTAATCGAGAACGCCACATCATCCCCACGTTTACTGCCTATCAACGCCTCAACCTTATGGCGTATAGCGGTGGGCAGGTTCTGCGTCCCACCCATCTGAACGGCCATTGCCCTTGCGTATAGCATAGGGCTCGCACCGGCCTTGCCTAAGTCCAGAACGTTTTGGAATACACCACTGGCTACATTGCGAGTTTGGTAGGCTGGGCTAAATAGGGCCCAACCCTTCCACATGTTACTAACTGATCGCAGTCCAGACCAAAACTTCGAACTGTCGCTCTTGTCGAATAAGATATGATTAGACTCCATCATGTCTTTCGCGAACATCTCTGGCATGATCCATAAAGGGGACTGTCCACCATTCTCCTGTAGGAGGTCAACAACATCTCCCAGTCTATCCTCACCCGTCCCACCCTTCAGTAGTGCCTGACTGCGTAATGGGTCCCATAGGGTGTAGCCCTTGCTTCGTAGGTCTGCTATCGCTCCGGGCTTTGATAGCTCCTCTATCGCACTAATGGGATTATCCAGCCTGTGAAAAACATTACCGTTAGACGCTACGGCGTCGAGGAAGTGGCGAGTGCTCAGGGCCTTCTGAACTTCTGTTGCATAAGTCCGGAATGCCTTACCAACAAATAGCTCCACAGGCACCGCCGCCGCTATCGCATCCTGTGCCGTTTTATGGGTTCTCGTCTTTTGGAATGCCTGACGACCCTCAAGTATCTCCCCCACAGCCGAGTTCCCAATGTTGCCACCCTCACTCTGTAGGAAGCTATCCATCTCCGCATTCTTATCCAGCATGGAGTTCACCCAACTACGCGACTCCTTATCCCGTGCTGTGCGTATGGGCGCAAAGTTTTCGATCAGCTCGTTCTTGTCTAAGATTCCAGCCTCTACGGCCCGATCGCCATACTCTTTATACTTGGATCGTATGAGATCGAACTTCTCCATAGACTTCTCTACGGCCTCCGGATCAGCCGCACCCTTCCAGTGCTCAAGGTAGTTGCCAAAGTGATTGGCGACCTTGACTCGATCTTGGTCCATGAATAGCGCGAAGAATGTCTGCTCTTCAAGGGTTAAGTCCTTCGTCATTCCCCTCGCGATTTCATCTATTTCCTCAGCACCCTTGAATATCTCCGCATCCTGTTCACGCTTCAAGTCCTTGATTCCCGCTATAGACTCATTGACCTTATCATTCAACTCCTTACCGGAGAGGTTCAATCCATTCTTATCGCTGTATGTTTTGGTGAGGGCGCGTCTCGTTCGATGCAAGGTTTGTGTGCGAGTCCCTATCTCATCCGCCACTCTGCCCAACGCACCGCCAGCGGCTCCGAGGTTGGCAAGTCCTTGAGCTGTGCCGCCTCTCCTGACGATGCCAGCACCTATCTCTGATCCCAATGCCAGTCCGGGGGCTGTAACGGCCAGTGCGGCCCTTCGAATCTTACTAATGGAACTACCAGCACGAGCCGCCTTGAAGGCTGTCCCTGCCCCTAACGTGAGCCATGTCGTAGGATCAAGTATAACATCCAATAGGAAGCCCGTAATGGGCACAGCCCACCGCTTACCGGCTTCACTCTCAAAGAACCCCGTATCGCGCACGACCTGTGCAAATCCGGGACGCTTGGCATCCTTTAGGCTGATACCCGGAAGCGCGTTAGCCCACTCACCAGCCGCCGCACTCATGGCAACCTTGAAGTTACCCGTGCGCTGTAGGCCGTTGATGAAACTGGAAATTGTATATATAGGAGCACCGAGCAAATCACCCGCCGCCTCAAGGTAGTTATCATCAAATCCGAAGTCCCACTTGTCTACCTGTCCTCCGGCGTCCTCAGCTAACTCGTCAAGCTCTTCGGGTGTCCGACTGGGTAAGGCATTGGCTACTCCGGTAGCCGCCGCATCTGCGGACTGATTCTGAGCTGGAGTCTTAGCCGCCGTCGCAAAGCGGGGGACCTTGAAATCCTCCTCACTTGGGAAGAGATCGAAGCCACCCTTGCTCTGGAAGGAAGCGGAGCCGGGGTCTAACGTATTCCGACCCTTCGGTGCTCCGGGGGCATCCAACAGTCCTGCGAAAAGTTCAGTCATATTAGCCTATAAACGTTTATAATCATCGACCGAAGACACTATCAAATTCTTCTCTAACCTTCTCTGGAGTATCCGCAAACTCACCCTTAAATCCAAAGCCCCTAAGTCTTTCATTCTCGCCCTTGGCGAAGTTGGCTACAGCACCAATCGCAAAGTCTCCAATCTTCTGGCCTATACTTCCTAAGCTCAACTCTGACAATGGCCCCTCGCCAGCCTTCGGCTCATCGCCCGTAAGGAAGAATTTCCTAAGAGATTCTATGTCCTCTTCGGCGTCGACCTTGGTTATGAGGCTTCGATCTTTAGAGCTGGCTATATTCCTACGGTAAATTACCTCAGCCTGTTCTATGGTTGGTGCTTGCTTGGCTGCATTATATGCCAGATCACCCGCAGTATCACCGAGAAATTTTAACCGTCTGTTCACAATGGCCGTAGCCGCTGCCAAACTCTCAGGACTGCCGTCTGTGGCGAGAACTGCATACATATTAGAAACCAGCTCATCACTTATGGCCTGACCATGAAAATTAGAACTCACTTTAAGAGCATTTACGACGGTCATACCTCCATCTTGCTCTGGTATCGGAAGGAGCATAACCTTCTCCTCTAAGACCTTGAGCAATTGCTGTTGCAGCCCGGGGGCTGCCGTGCTTAGAGATACGATCAATCCATTGACTGACTTTCTGGCCTGCGCCCTGCCAAATGCCTTATTGGCCGCTATGAGTGCGCCATCATCCGGACCAAGTGATGAGGCTATATCCCTCGCGAGGTCCACATTATCCTCCTCAAGGGCACCGTAGACTAAATTGCTGGCATGAACCTTAGCCCCTGCGGTCCACTCCCCGATTCCAGCTCTGGCGTTCTCATACTCCAACTCTCGTGCGCGATCAGTTTCATCTCCCACTACCAGTCTAGTCTGAGCGTTAGATGCCTTCGTGGAGGCAATACTGGCCTCTATCTGCGCGTCCTGAACCTTACCCTCCCTTAGAAGCTTCTCATTGTCCCTCTCTATCTGACTGTCCTGAGCATTGATAGCCGAAGCATACTTGGGGTCTGCGTTAATCCTAAGCTCGGCAAGCCCCTCTTTGGTCTTAGTCCCCTTGATGGTCGCGAAGAGTTGATCCTCCGCACGGCGACTTTCATCCCGAGCTATATCCTCGTCACGCTGACCCTCTACGCGGGCAATCTCCTCCTCTTCGCGTCTGACCTTAGCCCGCGCTTGGAAGGCACCACCTACCTGCTTGGCCCCAGTCTCGAAGAATCCCTGTGCTAATGCTCTGAGTCCCATTACCTACCTCTATAAACGTTTATAGCCATTATTATAGCCCTGTATTCCTAACGCCACCACCCTGAGCAGTTAAGGTCGTCGGGGGATTATCCTTAGGTCCGAATAGGCCACTAAATATACCGGCCACTGGGTCACCGCCAGAGGCTATAGTTCCCATCAGTGCATTACTCGCAAAGCTGCCGATAGACTGGCCCAAGCTGGGCTGTTGCTGCGCCACATTAAAGCTCGCCCCACCATGGATGAGGCTCAATAGCTCCATTCGTCCCTCTGGCTGGAATGAGTCAATCCAATCCTCGGGGATGATCTTGAAGGTGTTACCACTGAGTATATTCTGAACATTCTCTATGGTGGCCGTTCCTGCGCCATAGCGATCTGTCAGAAGTTCAAGTAGCTTCCCCTCGTCCATGTCGTGGATGCTGGGAGGGGCGTAGTCTCCCCTTGCCATAGTTCTTGCGATTGCCCCAAGGGCATCCCGTGCTGCCGCCGCCGCCTGATCTCCGCCATTATCCAGAAGGCGAACGAGTCCACGGTTAAAGCCTTTGCCTTCAAGTTTCGACAGGTCTACATCCTTTAGCTGCCCACCACCCGTAACTGCCCCATCCTCGCCCACTGTAAGGTCGCTTTCAAACATGCGAGTTAGCTGTCGTTGTGCATCCTCCGGATTGGTCGCTACGAAGTCAAGGAAGTCATTTACCACAGACTGCGCCTCGCCCGTACTCCCAAACTTTGCCTTATCCACGGCCATGGTCATCATGATATTATCCAACTCGCCGCCGCGCTTGAACTCGTCTGGTGCATTTTCAGGAGTGGACAGTAGGGCCTGAAGGTCTGACGCACCTATGTCTGTGCCGCGCCCACCCATAATGCCATTCCAATACAGGTCTTCCCGATCATCCATCTTCTTCTTGGCATCCTTAGTGGCCTGCCACTGCTCGTCTGTCATTTCCGCGTTTGCAGCGGCAGTGCGCTCGGCGGCACCGAAGCGTTCCTCGAATAGATTGTTAGCTTGGATGAATTCCGCAGAGGATAGACCACTACGCTGACGCGCCCTGTTGTCCGCCTCCGTATCACTCAGTCCCTCCTCTTTTGCCTTTTCCCACTCTGACCTTGCGGACTGCCACTTGCCCGGATCAATTCCAATCACCTCCGCTATGTCCTGCGTAGTGAGTGCCCACTGCCTGTCGGACTCGTCAATGGCCTGCGTTACCTGCTCCCACTGTAGATCATTATTATCCGCGAACTGCTTGATCTGCGTGGCGCGATCCATGTTGCCCTGCGTTATGCGAGTCGAGAGCTCACGCGTAGCGAGCGTAGGTGCACCCTCGACGTTTAGTGTCTCCCCGTTAAGGATGCCCAGAATCTCATTGTCTGTGGCTGCTCTCCCCGTCATGGCCGCAAATGCTTCTTTGGCTGACACTGCTTCTTGGGTTCTCAGAAGGGCTGCCGGAGGCAACTTACCCTGACCCGCGAAGCTGGAGACGTCAATCCCCAAGGTGTTCGCATCGACAGGCCCCGGACCCGTGTTACCCGTGATCTGCGCCCAGCCCTGCTGTAGGCTTGACATTGTTTCACGCTCTGACAGGTCCATCTGACGATTAAACTGCGTGATAGTCTCCTGCCACTTCTCTTTATCCAGCCCTTCTTTAATGTTGCCATTCTCATCGAGGGCATCGCCAAAGAATTGCGCGTTGAATGTCCGCACTGTTTCGCCAAACTGCTTATCCTCGCGGATGTTCGCCTTGCCTGCCAACGTCTGCAATCGAATACCCGTCTTGGGGTCCGTCACGTAGCCCGTGCGATCGCCCACTGAGATGTTCTCATTAAGTGCCGCTGCCCTACCGGCTAACGTATCCCTGCCGCCAATCGTGCCGCCGCCCATCAGTGATATCATCTCACCGGCTGTCGGTGCACGACCACGGGCCTGCTGGAAGCCACCCTCAATATCTGTGATGGCCCTCATGTATTGGTCTATCGTAGCCCCTTCCACAAGCTGACCACTGTCATCCATGATAGAGCCAAGGTCAACACCAAAGCCAGAGGCATCAATTCCCTGAGTTCCGCCGAATAGCTCCGCTTCACTGAGGCCAAGCTGACCACGCTGAATGAAGTCTTGTAGGTCCATCTGCTTGCCTGCGATCGTCTGGACCCCATCAACCCTACCAATGGCCTGATCCTTCTCAAGCTGTAGCTGGTCTCGACTAAGGCCAAGCTGTCCGCGCTGAATCTCACCCGTCAAGTCCTGCGCGTCCCTCGCCAGCGTATTCTGACTACCAACTCGTCCCAGTAGCTCCTCGCGAGATAAGCTCAACTGATCCTGACCTTGTGCGAATCCAAGAATCTGCCCCAAGTTTCCTTGGTTGATTTGGTTAGCCGCAACAGATGCGCCCTCTCTTGACTCCTGCAATCCTAAGAGTAGGCCCATATTTTCACGAGTCTCTGCTCGTGTCTGTGCATCTACGCGAGTGTCGATCTCGTTTAGGGCTGACGCTCGTCCCGCCTCCAACTCCTCAAACCTGCGCTGAGCCGCACCAGATAAGCCGCCCGTATTCGGGTCCGCAAATACGCGTGCCAGCTTCGTCTGAGCAGCATCTATCTGCGTGTTGATCCTATTTTTCTCGGCTGCCCGCTGTGTGTCCGCGTTTACGCGGATTGCCTCAGCGTCCGACGAAAGTCGTTGCTCGATGCCAGACATAGCATTCCGGCCAAAGAACTGATTAGCATTACCCTGTCCAAATACCTGTGCACCACTGCCAACCGTATTCGGATTCAGTAGCCTCTTCCGGGCCTCAAGCTGAACCTCGGTGTTGGCATTGGCAAGGTTTAATTGGTTACTTTTCTGGATGGCGAGATTCTGTAGCTGTGCACGCTGATCTGCGGTAAGGTCAAATAACTCTGCCTCAGTGGGCATGATCCCACGCTCCGCCTTCTCAAAGCTGCTGATCGTCCGATCGAATCCTCCGGGGGTCATACCCGTAGTTGCTACATCGGTGGTAAGGTTCTCGTTTACGCCACGAACTCGAGACTTCTCTTCTACTGCCGCGCCAACCTGAAAGCGCGATTCTTCAAATTGACGGGCTCGGTCTTGTAGTGTAGTTTCCCTGCGTCTAATCTCATTTTCCACGGTCTGCTTCCTTAACGCCTCAATGCGTGAGATGGATTCATCATCCAGTCCGTCGAGGTCTGCGGCTGATAGGTCCTGACCCGATAGGAGCTTGTCTAAGGCGTTACGCATACTGCCGAAGCGAGTTCGTTCAACTTGTGCGAGTCTCGCCTTCTCTGCGTCCTCGGCCTGCTTCTTTAGCAGTGCGGCCTCAAGCCCTGCGGCCTTACTTTTGTTCAGCTCAGCAGACTTTGCGGCTAACGTCTCCTGCTTCTTAACCTTCGATGCCTCAAAAGCGGCGTCTAATCTCGCTACGCCATCCTCACCACCACCCGTGCTACGGTCCAAGAGTATCTTGAGGTATTGGCGTGTGTCACGGTTAATGATCCCATGTCGCGCACGCGCCAGTGCCTGATTTAGATACCATCCCGCCATCTGCATTGGATTGTTCGCGACGTTGGGAGGGGGGTTGGGGATGCCACCGTGCGTGACTCCGAATCCCGCGTCATCAACAATACCCTCGCCAGCCAGTCCTCGTCGTATTAGCTCGTCATACTCAGCACCCTCCGTGACCATGAAGTTGCGCTGATCATCCACGATAGTCTTGACCATCGTCGTGAGTGTGCCGTCTTCGTCTAATTCCTCGATAACTTCAAGTAGAGTCCCATCAATAATACCACTACTGCCCGCCGATTGGACTGCCTTGATAGCTGCGTTCAGCTTATCATTGGAGCCTGCGGGGCTGGTCGAGATGCTTCTTGCATTCGCGCCCTCTGTCGGATTCGCGAGTAAATTGTCGCGCTCTGCCTCAGCGGCGGCTCTGTCCTCGTCTGTCGTATTGGGGTCATTGATGATTGATTCAAGGTCCGCAATGCGATAGAAGTCCTCGAAGCCTCCACCCTCGAAAGCCTTGAGACTATTGACAGATGATCGTAATGTGTCCTCACTGAAGTCTGACCCACCACCCGCCTTGACGCTCTTCTCCGCCACATACCGCGCAAACTCTCCAGCCCCCTGCTCTCTAAGAATCCTCTCGGCTTCAGCCTGTTCCTCGGGCGTCAGCTTACCTACATCATCGCTCGCCTTAAAGAAATCTCCGAACCCAACATCCTTAGTGGGATCGCCACTATTGCCGCCCAACGGAACAATGTCACCCTTTACGCTTTCCACCGTCGCACGCGTGGGAGTTAGCGCAGTCTGCACCCTACTGGTATCGCTGACTGTCCCCCGTGTCCGCGTGTCTGTTCCCTGAACGATAGGGTCACGTCCCTGCACGCCTGAGTTGCGCTGATTCCCGAACACCTTAACATGATCGGGATCATCCGTCCTCTGGCCATGTGTTGTCGGATTAAACCCCGTGTTCGTCTGCACTTTATTCTGAAGATTTACCTTAAAATCTTCTTCGAGGTAAGGGCCTACGTCGACTCTCTCCTTAGTCCCATCGCTGTATGTATTAGTTTTTACTCGACGCCCATTCACGACGCTATCTTCAACGAGAGTTAGCGTCCGACCGCCCGAACCCTGCGTCCCCGTGGGGCCGCTGGCAGTCTGTGTGCGGGTATCTGTGTCATCGAAACGAGGAGCATCCCTAAACTGGTCGAATGGATCAAAGCGAGTGTCCGCCTTATTAGGCTCATTGCTTGTCGTGAAGCGCGATCCGGGCCGAACGTTCAGTGGATTAGGGAACTGTGACATACTTATCTGTCCTCGGCTTCTAATAGTCGATCCAGCTTATTCTCTATACGCTGCATGTCAGCTCTCATATAAGTAACTTCAAGTCTGAACACGTCATTATGAACTGCTTCCTTGTGTGGCCCTGCTCCGTGCCAGTCAAACGCGGTTAGCGTGACTGTCACGAAGAATACTACGATTGCAACCATAGCGGTCCAGAGGTTGGGGAATGTAACGAACTTGGTGTTTAGTTCGGTCATCAGCCAAGGACTTCCCGCACGGCCTCGATAGCTTCTTCAATCTCATCTATCAAATCCTTAACGTCATCGGGAACATCGCCATACTTGCGCTTCAGAGCCCTGAACTTTGGAGGTATATCAGCTATCTCCTTTTTCGCTCGCATTGCTGCTGGTATCCGCCCCACCAATGGCAGGGACTTCAGTAGACTGAACAGGAACATCAGGATTCTCCAATTTTAAAAGGATGTCGCGCATCCCCATAAACCGCTGATACTGCGGATCGTTCGTAGCCAGAAAGTCAAGACGCTTTCCGATCTCCGCGTTGACGTCTGCCACTGAGATGCCAAGGGCTGGCTCGGGCTTCTTCGGGAAGATCGGTCCAGTGCGCTTCTGAGAGTTACTCATTGTGATTCCTCCGGTTAGGTTATATATATAATGTAATACCGTATGATCCTACATAATACTAAGTGCCCTACATTTTCTAATTATAAACGTTTATAGCCTAAGTCTACACATCCACCGCGCTTGTCAATGCCGCCTGCGCCTTCATCAGCGCGTAGCCCTGCGCCTCTAACGTCCCACCTGCGCTATCCCACGATCCCTTGAAGCGATCTACGTCAGGCACCTGTAGCCTCTTCGCGCCACTCGTATTTGCGGCGACTGCGCTCAAGAAGACCTCGCACTCCACGAAGAGATATGCGGTCTTCACATCGTCCTCGTCCACCTTCTTACGCACCTCAAACTGAGGGCGAATGTAGGCACCCAATACCGCTATCCCATCGCTCGTTGTTACGTCACAAGTAAGTGCCATCTTAGTTCTCCAGTCTATTTAGTTTTGTCTCAGCAACAAGCAACTTAGCTTCCGATTGTTCCAGACGATCCTCTAATGCCGCGAACCTATCGCCCACCTGTATCAACGCACCGTGATGGAGCATCGCCAACTTACTGAAGTTCACCATAGCGCGAGGCTTGCCGTTCTCCATGTGCCATGAGCCTTTACCGATGATCCCCGTAGCTTCCATCGCGTGTCTGCGCGGGGTCTGCTCAGGGAGTTCATTAGCGAGTAAGACGGTCTCCATTTCCGATATGGTTGCAAGGTCATTATAGGTATCGTAGGTAGTCCACTCTACGTCGGCATGGCCTGAACCCTCTGCATCAAATATAAAGCGTGTCGTTTCAGAGTTTCCGATGGCAAACAAGTTCCCATCAGCACCGACAAAGTTTGTGCTCGTGCCATCTTTCACTAAAGTAGACACATATGCGACCGCCCTCGCGGAAGTAGATTTAGTGGTGTCAGCGGCCTCGCCTAATATAGCCTTTAAATGGAGAGCACTTCCCGCTGGACCAGCAGCAGCAGAGTAACCTACGATAAGTAATCCACCTCCAGCAGCGGTATATTTAGAGAAAGTTCCGTAGGTATCGGTTTCTGCGTTGCCTGTGACCCCATGCGCTACATCGCTGGACTTCAGCGCGAGGATTTCGTTGTCATCGGCTCCCTGATTGATCGTAACCCCCGTGCTCATATTGCCGTTTCCAGTGTCCTCATTTATGTAAAATCCATTATGAGCACCTCCAGCAACTTTCCCTGTAAAGTTCATACGAGCAGCCGATGTGTCCCATGCGAACTGCACGTAATTGTTAGCATCAGCCCCTACTCGCATAGCTCCATCTGTAGCCCCTATAACGCCGAGCGTAGTCCCATCAAACGTCAGATTCGCCTCACCCGCTAAGGCATTGGCTCCCGTCACCGTAGCGATGGTGTTGGGCGTGGAGCCACTGAGCGTCACGCCCGTAACGCCCCCGACCATCGAATCGACATAGGCTGTAGTCGCTACCTTGGTGGAGTTATTGCTATCCGACTGCGTGACCGCTGTGACGGCTGTGAGCAGTGCGCCTGTGTAAGAGGTTGCGGCGATGGTGTCCGTGGCTACAATGGCATCTACCCAGAGGTTCGCCCAGCGCACGCCTGTGGTGCCGAGGTCATCGGTGGAGTCGGTATCGGAGACTACGTTTCCACCGTGGGTCGTTACACCTACAAGGTTCGTAGTTCCGTCAAACTTAGAAGCACCAGAGTCAACCCACAATGCATAATTATTAGAAGCCTCCGTGGGGGCATCCACAATGCGAACCGTAGCGGCGTTGGTGACGGTCCCCGTAGCTGTGATGTTGGGCTCATTAAAGGTCGCGCCCGTGACGTAGGTAGTAGTCCCTGCGGGTATAGTTTGAGCACCCGCACTGGCTACGTTCAATAGAGTGACGTTTGTCGCAGCGGTATGGCTCGTAGCGGCTGGCTGAATCTTAACGATGTCATCTATGGCGGCGAGTATGACCGTATCGTTACCCGCTATCGCGATGTCTATTTGGTCGTCCGTCGGGGCAGAGATATGCGTATCTGCGTCGGCATCCAATACCAGCGCATTGGCGAGACCATTGAGGTCAATGATACCACTACCCGACATGATGATGTTGGCGGTATGAGTCTTCGCGCCCGTGACGGTCTGCGCCTTACGCAATGCCATGATACCATCAGACGAGCTGAAGTCCACATTGGCATCATCAAAGTTATTACCCTCAAGCATGGTGAGGATATTATTGATGTAATCCCTAATTGGTTCAGCCTCAAGATCACTTCCGGAATCAGGCAGAATCGTGGCTGGCCTTGCTACAGTTGCCATTATGGAGTCCTTTTATAAACGTTTATAATCATTCTAACAGCTCAAATTCCACTTGATAGCCTATGATCTTAGCGGGAGACGTGCCAGTCCACCGAGGAGCGATAGAGTTGGCTAGTCTGTTCACAAACAATACGTCATCCTGTGCGCTGCCACCGAGCCAGCGAGAGCCATCATTCCATTTAGTCGTCCCATCATTCCATATACCAGTCCCCGTCGCAAAGGTTACAGTGTCAGTGACGCTCCTCTCCGATGCACGATCACGAAACACAGTGAGTGCGGCGGTCGTATTACCAGACTTATATTCATAGATAGTCCAGAAGCGTATGATGTTCTTAGCCTTACCCGGAGTGCCAAGATCATTCTCCTGCATCTTGATCTCCCATGTAAAGTCTGAATCATCGTCCTTTGCGGAGGTGGGATCATTCCCCTTATAGAGAGTCCCCTCTACGGACCCAAGTAGCTCTACCTCATCATTTGATATATCAGCCGCCGCCGCAAACCCTATGGGGTCAATATGCGTATCAAACCATGCGTCCCCCGTGATCCAATCCCAGACGAATACGCGGTCGTGGCCGGCACCAGAACTGGTTAGTAGGGTCCTGACTTGATGATCTTTCTCTCGAATCCATGATACCGCATACTGCATCCGCGACTGATCGAGTGACCGGAACACATCCTGAACGTCCTGTGATACAATCTCAAAGCTCAGGTCAGGTCGCATTACGACCGCACCCTCCTTAGCTATACAGAACACAAACTCGGGCCGTGCTATAATGCTGTTTCGAGCCAGTGGGCTAAACCCGCGCTGTATCCGCTGTTCGTCCAGCTTAAATTCAAGAAATCCAATTTCTGAATCAATGGAGCCGGGATAGACGCCATCCTTCTTGAATAGAAGTAGGCTACTGAAGTTGTCCACTGCGCCAATAAGCTCTGCCCCACCTTGATACACCTCAAACCGGTTACGATCAGGCCACTTCGTTATGTCAAGACTATAATCGTTAGTGTCAACATCGCACCAGCGTAGGCGAGTCCTCTGCCATGCGCCCGCCTCCTTCGGCTGTATCGCGACCAGCATTCCCTTATGCACCACAAGGTCTTTGGCTCCCTGTAGTGTAATACCATCCGCATGATAGCTTATTACCGCCGCTACGTTAGGGCTCGTGAAGTCATTGTCCTTGGCATAAATCGCGTCGATGCCATTGGTCCCTATGATCTGATCCTTCGTGTGCGCGAAGCGATGGTAGTCATCTACGCCACCCGATAAGGTCAACACTCCTGTCAGGTCCGTGCGAGTTGTTCCATCATTGGAGTATATCTTAGTGGGCGTGCATTCTAATACGTAGGTGCCCGTGCTGTATTCCGTCTGATTTAACCCAACGCATGACTCAGAGGTCGTATCGGCATGATATTTCGAATAACCATTCCGAACCTCGGCCGTCTGCGCCTCTGATATGTTTATATTCTTGAGAGTCTTACAGGACTCGGGTTCAGCTCGCTCATGGGGATAGGTCCATTGGGAACGCTGTCCCCTGACGCGAAACACGGGGCTCGTAATTACTCCGGGGGTTACGGGCTCCGTGGTGCTCGCCATTAGTAGTCAATGCCAGATATGAGGGGCCGTCTCGGAAGCGCTTGCACGCCATGAACATTAGAAAAAGTCCGGATTCTATTAGGATGGCTGTCTTGCGTCCCACCAATGTCATCCATTGCCTTCATATAGTCCCGATGTAGTCTGTCGGCCTGTGCGCCCTTACCTGCATTGGGAAGGCACTGAGCACCGGCACCCCATACGATCATAGCGTGGAAGTCCTCGTCAATCTCAGGCCAGTCCGCATCATCAATCAGGTCAGGCTTACGCATATCCGCACGGACTACGTAGGTCTGAGTTGCTGTGGGCGTAGGATGAAATTCAAACCAGAGGTGGGTGGGGCTCTCATACTGTGGGGGGATAGTCGTGATCGTCACCGCCGCCGAGTTCGATGTAACCGTGATCGTCCCAAGGATCGTGATGCCCGTATCAGCGTGCTTGACTACGCGCTCAATAGCCGTGAATGACTTAGAGCCCGCCACAGTCGAGGTGCCGTTTAAGGTCATCGTTTCCTGCTGTAACTCGCCCGACACGAATCCCGTGACCGTTACATAAGAGGTAGTAGTGTCGGATGCATTGTCGGATGATACCGTTATAACGGACGCAGAGCTTGGCTGAGCCTCACACCCATACTTCCCGAGCATGTAGGCCCGCTTTGGTGCGCCCGTATCACTGTGTCCGGCATAGCTACTATCAAACTGCTGTGCGCTAATATCATAGATTTTGCGTCTGTTGGTTGCATCCTCTATATTCAACACCCGCTTGACATAGAGGGACATCCCATATTGGGACGTCCCACTCGTCACGGTTAGGGAGAACTCACGCCGTTCTGTCTCCTGATTCGAAGCTTGAAGAACCTGACGGTAGGTGCGATTGATCGCCGCCTTGACCATACCCTCAAATTCATCACCAGCATCATGACTAGCAAGATCAAGTATCTCGTTAATCATCCCCCTATATGTGCTCATTAGCCTACCTTAGCTTTACGACCTTTAGCAACTACGCTCTTCTTAACTTCATCAATTAGATCGGCGGTGTCCGGGTTAAGATCGCCCTGCGAATTAAGACTACTCATCGCCGTTGAAAACGCGGAGCTAATGGAGTCAACCAAGTTCGCCTCGCTATCCGCACGCTTCTGGTCTTGACTAAGTTGAAGCTGACGCCGCCCTGCGGGACCGTCGGTTTTGGTTAATTTGTGAATACGAAAGCCAAACTGCTTGTATCGGTGGAGATTCTGGCCCGTGGCCTCCTCTCGCAATTCAGCCTCTTCCTCTGTTAGTATCTCCCCACGATTAGTCATAGCAACCAAGCCGATCGGCTTACCGATGAAGTCTATAATAACTCCATCATCTTCCGTCAGCCCAATACGCTCATCGCCTGTTACCTGAATGTGCCAGTCGGACATGTGGATCGTATCAGTCACCATCTTATTAGTGGACTCATACTTACGGAATACAATCTGATTGCGCTCAGCATCCGTCATGGGGACTTCCCCCAAGTTGGATTCATTTACGCGTGTTGGGACATCAAAATCAAGCATTCATATCTCCCGATATTATAAACGTTTATAGTCTACGTCTGTGAGTAAACTACGGTAACACTGCCACCCGTAGTCGTAATGTCTACATAAGCTCCACCGGCACAGAAGAGTCCCGTGGGAAAGCTTACCGTTGCACTGTCTGTTATGGGGGCGGTCATAAGTGCCATCGTGGCACCTGATCCAGTGCCCTCTTCAAGTTGGCATATAGTAAGGGCACTCCCACCATTGGCTATAATGGCCCAAACTACGGTATCTGCGCCCGAGGTGCCAATGACCCCATCTGCTGTTACGGTGGACGAGGTTCCTATGCTTCCGAATCCTACTTGTGCCATGTGTGGTTCCTTGTTAAAGTTGGGTGAGGGGGCAACCGGGAGGACAAATCCCCCCCACCCAGTATTTAAAGTTCCTTCTTTATCTGCACCATGCTCAACCCTGTGCAGGTCGGCAAGTTAACGAGACGATCTTCGAAGATGTCATGTATCACAACCTTAACGTCGGGCCATCCATAGTCATCCGCATTGTCGAATAGGACGATGCAGTTGGGTGCGGCATGTCCTCGGACAAACTCTATCTCGGCACGAAGAGTCTCATCATCATGTGCTCCATCCAAGAATGCGATATTGATTGGCGGCATATCATTGAAAAACTCCTCACCAAACACGGCTGGAGTCCGTCCTACGATCTTACTCAGGCGATGTAGGGATTCTTCGGGTATAGCCCCAGATGTATCAATACCGTAGTCATGCATATCTACGGTCCATATTTCCCCTCGTCCAGATTCATCCATGCCCTCTATGAAAGCGGCAGTGCTTCGGCCCTTATGTGTGCCCGTTTCGAACACCATATCGGGTTGCGTGGATAAAACTAAGCCCTTCAGGAATGCGGCTGTCCCCTCATCTACTGAGAATAAATCAGCCTTACCCGCAATCTTTCTCGGCCATAGGACGTCCATATTCCAGAATCGGTCAGAACCCTCGAGGTGGCTACTTCTCGGCACGAGGGCACGTTGCTCAAATTCTAGGCCATGGTGTATAAAGTTCGTCTTAATCAATTACAAAAATCTCCCGATTTGTAGTATGAATTTACCAAACAGACTGTCTGCGTTTATAAACCATTCGCCTGTGTCATATCGGAGCTTTAATGTTTCAAATAAGCGCGGTGGATTTGCGGGCATCCACTGTCGACCCCCGCAACTCGGACACATTTTCAGTAAGTTCCTGTTCGAGTGCAAGCCCCTCCCGCATTTGTAGCATTTCCAAATTTCTGGCATCCCGGTCCTCATATCTTTGCGTATATTCAGCTCCCATTACGGGCGCAAATCCTACGTGCGAGGCGAATACATCCGTGTCACACCAAATCTTTACGCCCTTACATTTTAGCCTATAGCAGAAATACATATCCTCTGTCCCCTGCTTGGGCATAACGAAGTAAGGTGCAGACAATCCATTCTCAGTCTCCATAGATTCGTTGTCTGTCATGCCTGTAGTGTCCTGTGCTGGAGGTCCGAATACGTCCGTCAATGCCGAAACCTTAACCAGCATACTGTGCGTCCCACCACCGTCACACTCAACAAGCCCCTTGTCCATGTCGCTCATCTTCCAGTTCTCATATTTACTGTAGTCGTGGAAGTCGCCCGTAGGATGAGACAGCACGCCTATCTGGTGCGGCGGCTTCCTGAGTGGATAAGGAGCAACGATCACATCCTTATCGTGCTCTATGAATTTAGCGAGCATGGATGGGTCAATAATCGCATCATCATCAAGCCAGAATATATGGGTGTAGCCACCTTCTACCGCGATGTCACAGACCTGACTCCTCGCAAAGTGAACGAATGAACGTCCCACTATCATCCAGTTGAAGTCTATATCTGCCTTATTCCACTCTACGGCGCACTCAATATGATTAGTGTGAACCTCACTCCAGAACATATTCATATAGTTCGGAGTGCCTATCAATACCTTAGCCTTGCTCGGGTCCAATATAACCTCCCAGTTATAAACGTTTATAATGTAATGGGGCTGGGGTTCATGACTCCCCGCCCCATCTGTTTAAAGCGTGCTAATAAAGATCGTAGAGGTCGTAGCGGCAGGACTTGCATCTAGAGTCCAGCCAACGATACTCTCAGCATACTCAGTCATACAGTCCGTATGTGCAACTATAAGCTGAACTGAACCGGGAGCCGTAGCCGTCCCCGCAACGACACACTTATTTGCGGCGATGGTCGTGTTGGACCGGACCTCTACGGGGCCATAGACCTGAATACGGCCAACGGCACCCGTCGCGATCGAGTCGACAACGGCACCGGCCAATTTGGCACCGGAGCCCGACACCGTAGTCGACGCCTGATTAGTAACTACAACCAGCCGACCTTGATCTGCGGCTGTGGTTGTGGCACTAAACTGGACAATCTCTCCGGGCTCCAGCGAATTGCCCTCATTGTTCTCCACCGTAATGAACACTTTCTCCTGTTCAGACCGATGGACTTGTGTGATCTGCATTTGTTATACTCCTATTACCTTAAATAAAGTCGGCGGTCCAATTAAACGTCTCTGGACCTGCAACGTTAGTATCTATGTGCACACTGCCATTGGCGACCGTAGCCGCAAAGTCACTTGAGTTTGTGTGAACTCGCGGAACAGCCGTAGCAACGCCATCGACGTTGGCATCTACACTAAAGGACACAACGTATCCATTGGGAAAGATCGCCGCCGTAGCCGCCGTAGTCCCCGCTTCGATCGTTCCGGAAGCGCGAAATACATTGCCAACACTGCGAGTGCCCGTATTGATTGTGAAATCTCCTACTGCCATCTTAAATCTCCCTTGACCTATCTGCTAAGTTATGCCAGACAGTTTGCCCAGCTTGCGCCGGTTGTTGGTAAACATGTTACCCTGAAAGAAGATTTGAGCAATCAGTGCGTCTTGGTTGATGGGCTTCTGGAAGCCACCATCAGACATGCTGAAGTTAGCATCAGGATGAATGAACATACCAATATGGTCACTGTTCAAGACATACATGTTACCACTCGTGCAGTAGTCATCCCAGACCACTTCCGACGTTTTAAACATCAGCTTGGAAATGCCCGCATCCGCGCCACCCGAAGGATTCTGCTCATAACGAACCTGCGGGAACAATAAAGATTCCAACGCTTCGTGAACAGCCTGCGTGGTGATGATGAAGTCAGGAGCACTGGAGGCTCCGCCCTTGCCCTGCTTGCAATCGTTATACACGGTGCGAAGAGAAGGTAAGAGACTAACAGCGGCGGCACCTACGGTCGTAGCCGACTTGTTCTGCCACTGCGTATTAGCCACGGGAACATCGGCGTAAGCCACGGTGCCCGGTGTATCTTCGATCATAGCCTCAAGACCCGTCAACTGCTTATTAGCGGTGCCGGTGCCATCCGAGAATGAACCAGTCGCAATAACGTCAACAAGCGAACTTGCGGCCTGCGTGATCTTTTCCTGCTGTAAGGACGTGATCTGAGCCGCGCCCTTATTACTACGCAACTCCAAGCCAGAGACACTAATGGAAGCTGAAGCCTGCTTGTTGTTGAAGAATGCACTGGTCATACCGGCCTGTGCCGTGGTGTCCAATGACTCGTAATTGCTATACCATCCAGCGGTCGTGTTCTTACCGAACATCAAGCCGATACGCATACGTTCTCCGCCGTCGACCATTTTGATACGGTTGCCTGCACGCATCCACTGCAAAAATACATCGTTGTCGAAAACCTGATCATGCAAAGCTCCCGAGTCCAACACGCGTTTCAGCGTCGTGGTCAAGAGAGGTGCATAAGTCTGGCTGAGGACTGTTTCTCCAGTCGCCATTTTAAATCACTCCTATGAAAGTTTTTAACGTGTCGGGAATATTTCCCGCGCCGCCAGAGCCGCCGCCTTCTGTATGACGGACTCAAAACTGTCAGTGGTCTTGTCGTATATGGAAACATTGCCGTGCGCTGATCCGCTGTTGCGAACTACGGAGCCTGCGGCCTTACGTGCCATGGCCCTGCGTCCTGCGCGTTCATCCACTACGGGTTTAGGGGCAGGTGCGTTGGAAAGCGATCGCAGTCGATCGTAGTCTGCAATCTTATACAGGTCTTCAGCCGTAAATCCTTCGCCAAGCGGGTTGCCAGTCTGATCATACCCAACTCGACTCCATATGCCTTGGACTGTATTCTTTACTTCCTCGCCATATTGAAACTGTCCTGCCTCATCAATGGAGCCGAATCGTTCTCCGTGCTCTGTGATGCCTTGCTCGATCGAACCTTTCAGCGCGGTCGCGGAAGCCTTGGCCTGCTCCTCCATCGAAAGATCATGTCGGGAAACCAGTCCGCGCTCTTGTGCATATGCATCTAAGATCGCCAACTGCTCCGGCTTGAGCTGTTCGATTATACTGAGTTCTCGCTCTACGGGCGTCTGGTCTACCGGTCCTTGCGTAGCCTGTTGCTGTAGCTCTCGAACGTCCAACAAGACACTCTTCAGTTCATTTTGAAGGTCAGCCGTTTCTTGCGCTCTACGGGTTCCCATAGCTTGCATGTTGCGAATGACCTCAGCGTGCTCTGGACTGAGATTATCTGTTACATCTTTGAGGACTTGATCAATTCCGGGGCGTCTCCCTTGCGTGTCCACGGGGGGCGCATATTGGGGCTGCTCTGGAATTACATCTTCAATATCTGGATCGTCCATATCCAGCGAATCGGCTAAGGTCTTGAGTTCCGCTTGCAAGTTTTGGGCGTCGATCTCACGGATTAAATCCATGGGGTCTTCCGTCTCCAAAGCAAGTGCATTAGCTGCATCGCGTGCAGCTTCTTCAGAATCAGCCAGTTGCGCCAAGTCTATTTCATCGGCCATTATTAATTCTTTCCCCGGTTAGTTACTAAACTGCCTCAAGTCCCGTGAAGGGGTCCTTGTCTATTCTTGGTGCAAAGTCGATCCCCCGTGGAGGTCGGGGCTTGATATGGTCCGGTGCATGTTTGTCAAAGTTTCGAGCACCTCCTACCTTATCCCCAGCCTCCACAACATTCAGGGCCCGCATCACGGACTGACGGTGGGATCGTCCCTTAATATCGCAATCGAGTGCTTCATCGTAATACTCTTCAAATGGCATGAATCCTTTAATGGCCCCAATCGGGAACTGGTAGGTAGCCTCACTACCGCATTCACAGGTCTGGGCGGACTCTCTCTGCTCGAAAGGAACGTGTCGAACCGTAGTTTCGAGACATGCTTTACAGGTATAATCATAGCGTGGAATGGTCTCACACCTCCCTTGTCATGTTACTAAGATAGACTATGTAATACTACGCGCCAATAAAACCTTGATATTTTCTAATTATAAACGTTTATAGCGAACCCACTGAAGCCTCAAAGCTGGGAGACTCATCACTATCGCCATCTCCGCCACTTTCGGCCATCTTCAACTGCATCTCAAGCTCTTTGATCTTAACCTTACGCTGGAGCTCGCGGCGTTTCTTCACCATCTCCTCAAACTCCTCGTCATCAGGCTCCATGCCCGACAATTTGCGGGATACGATCTCAAGCTGTGTCCCATCATCCCCCATGAACATGTCCATCATTCCGGGGCCGGGGCTACCGAACATCATCGCTTGGCGGCTCTACGTCGAGGACCACCACCACCCGTAATGGACGTCATCGGATTGAGCGCACCACCCGCTATATTAAACTGGTTATTAACCCCTTGATTACCAGCACCGATACCCTTCAGACCTTGACCTAATAGTCTCTGTCCGTTAGGTCCAATCTCACCTTGAGTCTGGTCTACATGCACGCGCTGTAGTCTCTGGTCGAACCTGCGCTGATTACCAGCACCGATACCACGGCCCGCGAGAGAAGCCATTAATTGGGGTATCTTCTGGCCTGCGTTGAGTTCAGTTAATCTGAGGTCAACAAATATCCTGTTCAGGACTTCATACGCCGCACTTCGATTGGGCCCCTGAGCATTAGATTGCAGGTCTCGTATGGCCTGAGATACCTCCATCATCTCACTATTGTCACCCGTTAAGCTCTCCTTCGTTTTCATATCGGCAATCTTCTTGTCTGTCGCCGTGTCTGCATCGAACTCAGACCCGCCAAGTGCTCCACCCGTTCTTCCGGGGTCTAATCCGCCCTGTGGGGTTGGAGTCAGGCCAAGTTCACCTGCCATGGCACCGATACCCGCTGCCGCGCCCGGACCTACAGGCGGTAAGTCTAATTTTGGTAGATTTACTCCTTTTAATGCGTCCTCAACTGGACCTTCAGGTGCCGGAATATTGGGAGGCAATGGAGGTGCCAGTGACAGGTCGGGCTGTGGGACTGGAAGTGCCTCACTTGGAACGTCCGAATCGGACGGAAATTCTCCAGCCGCAAACGGATTAGGCGTCATCTCCGCCGGAAGACTAGTCGGAGGAGGTTCAGGCTGTTCGTCGCGTCGATCGAACGCGGGTGCCACCGGAGCCGGAGCCGGAGCCGGAGCTTGTGAACGTAGCTCCATCGCCTCAAGTCGTGCGTTCTGCTGATCCATGAAGTCCGTCAAACGCTCTTCCATCGGGCGCGTATCCTTCGGAGCCCTCACTGCTTCGTCTGGCCGACTCGGATCACTGAGCTGTCCTGCGGGACCTGCAGCTCGTATAGCCTCGACGGAAGCTCGGGCTACGGCGTCATCTAACACTCCCTTGCCCCCCTTGCCTCCCTTGCCTCCCTTGCCAAGAAGCTTCCCAAGTTTACCAAAAAGATCAGCAATCTCATTACCTCCACCATTGCGCCGTGCCCGCCTTCTCTCGCTTCTTCGTCCCATTTCTACTTGCGTTGCCATTATTTTGCGCCCTTCATGCTCTTGAGTCTATTCCAAAGTTCTTTCTTCTCCGCTTTCCACTTGGCGAGCTGCTCGGAACCTACCCCACCCTCTCTAATTCTTCGGGAAAGTTCGGCCATCTTGGTATGTAGGGACTTCTCCTCATCGCTCATATTCCCACCCTCACCGCTAACGGTAAGCTTCTTGTCTGAAGCCCTACGGTTGGGGGTAGTGGTAGAATCTGACTTAGTGGAGGACGAATCCGCGCCTGTGCGCTTAGACTTTAGGGAGCTGACAATCGTATCGGCCATCACGCGCTGAAATTCTTCACTATCTAATGGATTCTCTCCCTCTGGAGATTTTCGCATACCCTCATCGAATTCATCAATCTCATCATCCAGCTCATCAAACGCATCATCTGCTCTACTGCGTGTTCTTTCGTTGCTTGCCATTATTGATTCGCGCCTCCAGCCCGTCCGCCTTGGTCGGAGGAGGGGCTATTGAATTGTCGAGGAAGCGCGGCCTGTCCGGGGACGGTCTGCTCTACCTCAGCGGGGTTTGGATTATTGGGATCAGGTAAGGCTCGTCCGCCTGCCTGCGTAAACTCACCCTCTGTGGGTGGTGTGGGTGCTCCGGGCGGACCACTTAGGCCACGGTTATTGCCCTCCAGTAGTTCATCTATGACACTACTACTGCCTTGCGTGCTCGCCCCGGGGATCAAGTCTTCCGGATTCTGAATGTTATACCCACGACTCAACAGCTTGGCCGCAATGGCCGGTAAATTAGGTGCCGCACCATACTCCTCTTTCCACAACCCAGTCAAGCCACTGAAGAGGTTGAGGAGGTCGAGCCAATTCTTGCGTTCTAAGCTCACCGCATTGGCCTGCGATGCCACATCCATCGTAAATCTGTATTCTCCACGGGCTGTCTGCTCGTCGACATTCATCCATAACTCTGCTTGGGGATCAATGAGGAAGGCTCGATCGGGTCGGAAGAACACGGTCATCTGCCAGAACTTGCGCGATGTGTTAATCTGCATCTTAGACAAGAGGTTTCCGCGTCGAGATTCCCGCGCCGTAGTCCGTCTCTCTGTGATGCTGGCCTCTGTGGCAGTTTCAATACCTCGCTGCATGGGCTGTGGCGCACCGGCACTATCGTCAAATAATCCACGGATAATCTGTAAGAGCTGTCCGCTATCGCTGTTGATACTCCCAAACTCAAGGGGTCGTAGGACATTGTTCCCATTCTCAGCCAGTCCCCGGATGGATATTGCGCTCATATCGGGCGTAGATAGAATGTTGTCCACGACATCATCGTCTACGTGATCGGGATCATACAGTAGGATATTCTTATTCTTACGGATCACATTGAGATAAGAGTCAAGAATTTCATTGGCGAGTCCTTGCACGCTATCCGCACCGGCCATTAATAGGGCGGGTTTGGAGAACCATGAGTCCATCGTATGGTTCATGCTTAGAATCTCAGCCGGATAATCATCCAGATCAGGTAGTGGCCACTCCGTCTCGTGCTGTAGGAACTTATCGTGCCCCGTAGCCATCGTTATCAACATGTTCTTACGCATGCTCTTAGTGTAATGGAAGCTACGTGCCCAAATCTCCCAGCCTTCTACGAGGCCAAAATCATCCTCAACCCCATCGCGCTTTTCGAGGGCGTCATCCATTCGAACCGTAGACTCAAGTTTGTCTGTGTTTGTATAGTTACGGTTGGCTTGGATTTCACCGACGGGCCGCTTGAATCGGAAGGCGATCCAGCGTGCATCTCTAAGTCCATCTTGCGCGAGGGGGTCAACGAGGAAGTCTCGAGGATTCCAACGTAGGCCATAGGGGGCTTCCCACTGGACACTACTATTGGTATCGGGGTCTATCTCTTCATCAAATTTACCACGGGTCCGAATATTATCCTTAATGAGTTCCTCAATCTCCGGCTCCAGCTCAACTTCGGGCTGCTGCAAGAATTCTGTGAACCCTTCAATGTAGGTAGGATGATCCTGATCTCGGGTTATCTTGGGGAATTCACCCTCCAGCATGGCAAGAAGTTCCTGAGTAGGATCGTCATATACGAATCCATCGGGGTTGATGGTGTCCTCTTGCCTTGACTTCTCATCCAGCGTCCATCCGAGCTTCTTAACACCGAATGGACCCAAGAAGGAGTCTAAGAGTATTCGTTCATCCTGTGCTAATTGCTCCGTCTCGCGATACCAGTAGTCAGAAATCGCCTTAACGGCACCGGAACCACCAGAGGATGTCCGGGTGCGGGGCGTAACGAGAAAGCTGGGGTTGCGCTCGAGAAGATTAGCAATGGATTGGTCGATCCAGCCGAAGATTAGATTAGACTTAACGCGTGCGAGGTGTGCATCGCCATGCGTAGCTTCATCTTCGGAGAACTGCTCACGATCGGATGACGCCTCGTTGACATACATCAACTCAAGGGTCCGAGAGGCTTGCCAGATGGGCTCCATGACTCGCTCGGCGTGCTCTATCTGACGACGCCAATACTCTACGCGGGCCAGCTCTCCAGATGGATAAGCCATTCAACACCTTTACTATAAACGTTTATAATTGAGGACGATACAATTAAGATACACTATAATAAAAGGCGTGTTGGTAATACCGTGTTATTTTCTAATGGTGGAGGCGGCGGGAATTGCACCCGCGTCTTACGGGGTCCACCGTGTGGTCTTGACCCGTAATCGACACTATTTCACCCCCCGATTCACGCTATACGCCATTTTCCTTGCCTTGGCGTACATGATACCCATGAGACTACTTAAACTCATATTACTCCTACGCTCGGCACTTGATATTGCAAATTGGCAGCAATAATTCGAGTCCAATCTGTAGGTGTATATGATTGCATCCATACCTAATGGTCGACCCGACCCAATGAATGTTAAGTCCGGATGGCTCATAGCCCCTGTAATTGGATCGTATTCAAATAGCTCCGGGTTTATATGCGGATCACTAAATGCGGCAACGAACTGTTCTAATGTTATATCACTATCGAGCCCCGACTCCGCTTCCCCTTGCGTCCCCTTCGATGGTTTGTCCATATCTCCCCCATGGTTGTCGGTTCTAATTCTTGCGTCCTTATGTGCGCTAATGCCTTGGCAGGGCTCAACTTATCAAGCATCCGGCCAATGAGCGATAGCGTATCCACCATATCATCATTTGACCCAGCCGGAAAGCGGGTAAGCTCGTGCATCAGGTCTGGCATCCACTTGGCGTTACGTGGAAACTTGACCATGTTCATGGACATCCGCGCCTGTATGGACCGTGCGCGTGAGGACTTATCCGATGAACTCGTGAATGCATCCCGAAACACATAGGCCCGGCGTTCTCTCATCCGCTGTGTAATAAATGGGCCCACACTCTTGATGATCTGCCCTGACTCCTCAGCCCATCGTAAGGGCTTCCACTTCTCAGTAAGGTCAATGAAGGCATCTATCCATAGGTCTGTCTTAGTCTGTTCGCGCCATAGGTCCAGCAGGTATATCTCGTCGTTATTATCTACACCGATGATTAGATGGACCGTAAAGTCACCTCCATCTGCGGTCACAGCATAGTCACTGGCACCGTATATGTGCATAGGATGCTTGCCGCGATTATAATCATCCAGCACTTGACTATCATCGAAGTAATTATCCTCGATCCACTTCCGTTCAAAATACTCCCCTTGATCCCCAACTGGTTTTTGTTGATATAGTGCCGACCATTCTCGTGCCCCAATGGTTCGGCGTGTCCTTTCTAAAGTCTCCAAGGGGAACCACTCAGGCCATAATGCATCCCCCTGTGCACGCCCAAGAATATCGTCCCCCTCCGCGATGGCGGGGAAGTCAACGGTCTCCCAGCGTTCTCCGCCCATCTCCATGTCGCGCAACAACCTACCCGTAAGATCGTCATCATGCCATCGGGTCTGAATCACCACTATAGCGGCGTTGGGGGCTTGACGGGTATATAAAACAGAGCGATACCAGTCCCATGCACGCTCTCTACTGAGGCGCGAGTCTGCATCTTCGCGTGACTTGATAGGATCATCAATCAGGAGGAGGGAGCCACCCCTCCCAGTGAGGCCCCCTCCTATGCCTGCCGCACGGTATCCGCCCCCGGTTGTCACGGACCATCTATCGGCAGCTCTGTCTGACGATTTTATTCTAACTTCTGGAAAAACGTTGTTGAAAAGTGGTCCTGAGATGGTATCTCGGACGGCGCGGCCAAACTCGGACGCCAACTCGGCATTATAGGTGGCGCATATAATCTCATCTCGGGGCCGACGACCAAGAAAGTAGGCCGGTAGCTTGCGTGAGGCCATCTCAGACTTGCCGTGGCGGGGTGGCATTGTGATAATCAATCGCCTCGTCTTACCACTGATGACCGACTCCAGCTTGTCCGATAGATACGTGTGGTGTGCAGCGGCTTGAAAGTCGGGCTTGGTATATTTAACGAACCCCATCAACGAGTCGCGTGCCTGTGAGCGAGCCAAGAACTCAGCGGCCAGCTCATCTTCCCGTATGGCGTCAATCGTCCTCGTCTTACTCAACGGATATAGTGTCCCGCTTATTTCTCGCCCATTTCAAGATGGGGCTATCCTTACTTGTGAAGTCTGCTTTAGCCATTGTCGCGATGGTGTTATACTCGGAAGGGTAGTAGCGATAAGCCTTCCCCATGTGAGCAGGCTCCCCAAAATTGTCACCGGCCAGTGCTCGTATGGTCTTCCACTCCTCGAAGGCTTCAACTTCCATCCCGTGCTGTACATCGCGTGCCTTTCCCCATGCCTCAACGGCGCGAATCATGAATTCTTCAGCATCCTCGTTCTCCATCTGCTCGTCCTCATAACTGCAGCACTCATGGGGGAACTTGTAGATATAGGAGCCCGTATTCTGCATCTCTGCGGCTCCGATTTTACGCGAGAATTTCAACACGCTCTTTCTCCCTTATGATCCTACGATGCTGGGCCATGCGAACGTCACGACATTGGCATTCCTTACACTTGTGCAGGTGTCCATCTGAATTCCCCTTGTGGGAATAATACTCCGACATGGGCTTTAGCTCCAAGCAGCGATAACACTGCTTGGAGGGGCCCGATGGATCAGAAAGGGAGGTCATCATCTCCTGTTGATTCAGGGTGGGGTGGTGCGGATTGTCCTTTAAAGTTCTGCGAGCCCCCATCGTCAACTTCACCTTTCTTAGAGTCGAGGAATTCGAAAGAATTACCACGTATCTCAGTTGAATACTTCGTTTCTCCGTCCTTTTCGTAGGATCGCGTCTCTAAACGGCCTTCAATGTAGAGCTTGGAGCCCTTTTTCGCGTAGGTCGACAAGGCTTCTGCCTGCCCGCCCCAAAAACTGATCCGATGCCACTCCGTCTTCTCTATTTTCTCGCCGCTGGTCTTATCTTTCCACGATTCCGTGGTCGCCAGCGTCAAATTGGTCACGGAGGTCGCGCCCGCAACACGCATCTCGGGGTCTTTGCCCAAATTGCCGATCAGGAAGACCTTATTTGTAGTTCCATTACTCATCAAGTAGCTCCTTCTGTGGGTCATACAGCCGTTCCGTTAGGTCGCGCACGATATGCTTCCAAAGGATGTCTGATATGACCTGATTTACCTCTACATCAACTGGGGCACCGATTGCCAACAGCTTCTCGTAGAGGTCGTCGTCCATATGGACATTAAGTGTCGTATATTTCATGTGAACAGTATGTCCCCCCGTGCAATATCGTCCGTTGCTATCACCTCGGCTCCAAAAAACGTAAGATTACTAAGATCACCACTATTATTAAACGTCTGCGGGTATATTAGATCGACCATAGTCTTCCAGTCTGAGGGATGCAATGATATGACAGTAGGCTCTATGTCACACTTGTGCCATAGCTCCCGAATCTTAGGCAGTGCCTCTATGCGCCAATCGCCGCCTATGTGATAATGTCCGTCCATGGGTAATAATATAGAAAATAGGGATTGACAAGTCAAGCGGTATTCTATAAACTTTTATAATGGAACATAATAATAGGAAAACGAAGATATGCCCATGCTGTAGAGTTAGGGGGAAGGTCCACACGGGCCCCTTTCTAATGGACGAACTCTGCATTGAATGCTGGATTCAATGGATCATCCTATTGAAGAATTATGATGTTCACGGGATTCTTAAATTCAAGAGACGGACCCGGATTAAGCACCTGCGGGACTTCATAGAAGAGGGGAAGGTTATAAATGGCCTTGAATCACTTTGATTACCAATCTGTGAATAAGGTTCACAATGTATCCAATCGTGAGCCCGGATTGCCGGCAGCGATTAACAAAGCCTGTCACTGGGGGATGACGGAAGAGCTTGAGAGCATGCCACCCGTTAATGACTCCATACAGGCCGAGGCGGTTGCCTGTCTTGGGTGTGATACGGGCAAATCTACAAAGGACTACTGCTTTGACTGCATACGGGAATATTCCGCCGTTATGGATATGCCCCCGGAGGCGAATATGGACCTAATGGCTCAGCTTATTCCGTATCGTCAGGACGAGATTGAAGACCATCGAGTGGTTGCCGCACTGGGGAGCCTTGGGGATGATCCTCCGGTTGAGGGCGGTCCATGGGGGAATGTGTTCCCGCCGCTGAGCTATCCGTCACTGGATGATATTCTGGGTCGTGGGATTCGGCCTTATTCCCGAGAACTGTGGCGTCAATCTCTGTCAGGGCGTCCGCAACGGCGGCTACCTCCGCCGCATCCCCTTCTATTAGAACCGCCTCGGCCTCATGAGCGAGCTGTGGGAACCTTTCACGCACAAATCTCTCAAGGACTTCCGTCGGTATTTCACGCGTGCTCGCATACTCCTTGACCTCGTGACTGACGTCGACTGTCGACTTATCGCCCCACCGTTCACGGCGTGCTCGTGCAAGAACCCATTGGCGGGCCGCCGTGTCCTCCTTAGCTGCGTCCATCTGAATCTGCTCCAGCTCGTCCAGTAGCCCATTCTGTATGTTCTCTACCTGCTCCGCAAACTCGGGACTGAACCGCCTCATACGATACACAGCCCCCTGACTTATCTCGGCGTTACGGCACGTTTCCGATATATTGTAGGGCGTGCGCTTTAATAGGTTGAGGAAAGCCTCAACTCGCTTGGCCGACATGGGGGCATGAGCTATTCCACTACGGGACAGGTTTTCTTCCATTATTCGTTTCCGCCTTCTTATCCGGTTGTCGATCGTCCTGCGTGCATACATACGCTTCTTTTTATATTCTTCACTCCGGAGATACCCGGGAATGACGATCTTCTTGTCTATTGATACCATATAGTATAAAGTAGTGCTTGACGTGCGTTGGCGCAAACGTTATACTATATTTTCTAATAGGAGGCGTAAGATGAAAGGTGGAAAAGTTGGGAAGGTTAAGAACCTGAAGAATATCAAAGATAAGATTTCACGATCAAGCCACGACAACATAACGGGCCGGAGGCTGAGAAGATTAAGAGAACGAGAAGAACGCAAGAAGAACCGTTCAGTTGACGATTAGAAATTAATGGGGATCACTTGACAAACCGTAAATAATAGCTTATATTAAACCCTTATGGAGTTGGATAAAAGCCCATTTGGGGCAACAACGTGAACGTATGTGCACGTATCAATGATACAACTATTGAACTAATCGGGGGTGAATATGGACAGTGAAAGAACAGCGTTGTGGATGGGCGTGATGTCATTGGGGGTCGGGCTATGAGCCGTAGCACCGTAGACCATCCGGCGCATTATAATCAGTCAGACGGCATTGAGTGCATCGACGTGGCTGAGAATATGAACTTCAACCTCGGCAACGTTATCAAGTATGTGTGGAGATCGGGGCACAAGAGCAATGGCATGGAGGACCTCGAGAAGGCACGTTGGTATATCAATCGAGAGATCGACCGCCAGAGTCGGCTTATTGTCCGGGGGGATGACTGATGGTAGTGCACAAGATCACCCTATCCACGGCTTTGCTTGAGGAGACGCACGACATACCGGCCAACTCGCGCTTCCTCGACCTCCAGATGCAGAACGGTTCCCTCGTGGCGTGGTATCTGACCGACCCTAAACAGCCCATGGTGCCGATCACCTTTCTAAAGATAATGACGGGCGAGCAGGTTCCGAAGTATGTTAGCTACAAGGAGCGATACATGGGGACCGTCCAAGTGAGCCACGACTGGGTAATACATGTCTTCTGGGGTGATGAGCTTTCTAAGTGAGAATGGCCCGTCTTATGGTTATAGCTAGTAGTTAATGCGCGCTGGCGACTCCCGATATGCCACCCAGTGGCGGGACATGCGCCTCCGATCCTATAAACGTTTATAATAACCTTAGACAGATTCCCAAAATCACCGATGCTACATGAGACACCTCT